GTAAAGAATCTTCACATGCAGATAGATGCGGGGGCGTTGCATTTTGGTAGAAATATCATTTATGCCGCTTGGGTTGAGGGTGTTAGTAGTTTAAATAAACGGTCACGTTTTAAGGGTTATTTTATGTTTAAAAAGACCGCTGATTATTTAAGGAAACAACCAAAAGAAGTCCAAGAAATTATGAAATACCATATTGAAAAGGCTTTGAATTAGTGAGTAGATCAGGAGCGTTGGACAGAATAGATGCGTTGCTTGGAACAGTTTCAGACCCCGAATTTGGAGCAGTTCTAAGGGGAGAGCCGTTTGCTATTGCCCAGACTCCTACAGTCGCATTTTGGTTACAGTCAAGAACCGTCTCTTTTTTAACATTAAAAGATAGTTCAACCAATACGACATTTACAATTCGGGCTTACTTCCGAATGCAGAGCAGTCGGGATGTAAGGGAGGATTTGGAGTTAAATATCTGGGATGCCGCAGTCAATATAGATGCGGCTCTAAGAGGAGATTCAGATTTAGCAGGGAATGTAGATGACATGGAAGTCGGGGATGCAACAACAGGGTATACGGATATTGGTGGTGTTGCATATAGAACTTTAGACATTCCTTTAACCGTAGAAATCATGGGTGAAGTAACAATTGCCCCGTAGGAGGAGTTTATGGCAAAAGTAAGCGGATTAAATGTAAGGCTCTTTGTTATGGGGAATGATCTCTCAGGAGATGCTAACGCCCTTGATGGAGCGGGATATTCTCAGGAAACACTAGAGACTACGGCACTTGAAAGTGCGGCGGCTTCTAGGATTACAGGGTTAGCTGATGGTTCTTTAACGGTTAACGGGTATTTTGATAATGCCGCTAATAAGATTCATCCAACATTTACCAGTAATTCAGGGAAAATACCTACAGCGGATCAAGTTGTTTTAGCCCCTATGGGATCTGCTGTCGGGAGTCCCATGTGTGGTATTTCTGCAAAAGAAACGTCATACAGCGTAAGCAGGGGGACGGGAAGTGCAATAACAGTTTCAAGTGCATTTAGCGGGAACGGTATGGGAGGAGAGTTTGGGGTGATGCTTACAGCGTTTGATGACACTCATTCCTCTGCTACCAACGGGACTGCAGTTGATAATTCAGCATCATCAGCTAATGGGGGAGCGGGATATTTACAGGCAATTTCTCTTGCTAGCGGGAACGTGGTGGTGAAGATTCAGCATTCCGCTGATAATTCTTCTTGGTCGGATTTAATAAGTTATTCATCATTAGCAACGAGCGGAGTTCCAACCGCTGTACGAACAGAGGTCACGGGGACGGTTAATAGGTATTTAAGGGTTGTTTCAACAGGGACATTTAGCAACGCAAAAATAGCAGTCGGATTCGCAAGATTCTAGGAGGATATTATGGCAAAGCAATCAGGATTAGGGGATTACATAGCCGTTGACGACAGCGGCGGAAGTGCTAGGGACATTTCTGACAACATAACGAATTACGAAATAGGAAATACTCAGAATCTTCTTGATTCAACAACTATTTCAAAGTCCGCTATGGAAAGGTTGATTGGACTAGGAGACTTGTCTATTTCTCTGTCAGGGATATTTGATGCGGCAAGCAATAAATCGCATGACGTTTTCAAGACAAAATCAGGAACAAGGACAGTCACGTTAGCGGTTGGAGGGAACACTAGTTCCAACCCTAAACTTGAGGCTGAATGTTTAGTTGCTGATTATAATGTCTCCAGAGGAAATGACGGTTCATTAACTTGGGCGGCAACTCTGAATCTACAGAGCGGTACAGTTCCTACTTGGTCAACTGTCTAATAGTGAAAATATATGGTTGAGAAAGTTAAACAACATTCTCCGTTTGTATTAGAACGCAGGGAGGCTCTCTTGAGTTTCCCTGACGATTCTGATTATCACGGGTTAGAAGTTAGAACAAAGCTAGATGTTGATATTGGAACGTTTTTACAATTTCAATCTTTAGGTAATGAGCCAGACGCAGAGGAGACAAGATTCCTTTTTGAGAAGTTTGGCGGCGATATTATCTTGGAATGGAATATGTATGACGAGGACGCAAAACGTGTACCCGCTACGGCAAGCGGGTTCATGACGCTTCCCCCAAATGTCTGCGTTGCTATTATTTCTGCTTGGGCTGAAAACGTTTCCCAAATGGGGGAAGCCTAGAGGCTGATGTTCAGAAATGGAAGGTTGTTGGCGGGGGAACTGATAGAGAGGGAAACCCAATAACAAAGCCTTTAGAACTTGTACAAGCCGAATTAGTAGACGGTCTATGCCAACGGTATAGCGTACTGCCATCTCAGCTTATGCAAGAGGATGTCAGCCTATTAAAAATGTTACATGTCGTAACTGAAGGAACAGAAAAAACTAGTGGCTAATGTAGTTGACATATTAGTAAAAGCAGATGGCTCAAAAGCCACATCCTCCTTTGACAAGGTCAGGAAGGCTGTTATGGGCGTGTCTCTTGCTGTCGCAGGGGCTTCTATCGCCCTTGTAAAGATAGGGGATGAGGTAAACAAAGCGGGGCGGAATATACAAGCCACTACAGGAGCTACAGGAAAAGAACTTGAAGCCCTGAAGAAATCGTTCAAGGACGTAGCAGGGGCTGTACCTCAAGATTTCGACACCGTTTCAAAAGCAGTTGGATCAGTTTCTACAGAGTTGGGATTAACTGGCAATCAACTAGAAGAAACCACCAAAAAGTTTCTTGATCTGAGCCGAATTACTGGAACGGATGTTCAGCCCTTAATTAAACAGGTTTCAGATAGCATGTTGTTATTCGGGGTTGATGCGAGTAAGGCGGGCGATTCTATGGATGCCTTCACTAGAGCCTCTCAATTAACAGGTGTTCCTATATCCAATTTGACCGCAAAAGTAACGGAGTTTGGACCAGTTCTAAGAAATCTTGGATTGGACTTCAATGAAACCATAGCGTTAATGGGTCAATTAGAGGGAGCAGGGATTTCAGCTTCACGAATCATGCCCGGACTCAACGCCGCTATGAGAAGAATGGCGGCTAGTGGTACTCAGGACATGGCTGAAGGTCTAGAAACGGCTATGAGGGCTATTGAAGGGGCAACGACTGATACGGAGGCGTTGAACCTTGCAACCGATTTATTCGGCGCAGAAGGCGCACAGAGAATGAGTGTTGCTATCAGGGATGGGACTGTAAACATTGAAGAACTCGCAACAACACTAGGAGAATCTAGTGGAGCGGTTGAGGAAATGAATGAAGGGACTATGACATCGGCAGAAAGGTTCGATGTCTTAAAGAACAAATTAAAGTTAGCCGTAGAGCCTTTGGGATCGTTTTTAGCTACTATTGGACCAATAGTGATAATGCTTCCGTCTGCTATAGGAGGAATTGCGGCTCTTGCGGGGGTCACGGCTATTCAAACGGCGGCTACTTGGTTATGGACGGCGGCACAGACCGCATTGAATATTGCACTTGGACCAGTTGGGTTAATCATCTTGGGGATAGTTGTGGCAGTTGGGGCGGCAATCTTAATCTGGAAAAATTGGGACAAGGTTTCGGAAGTCCTTTTGGCGACATGGGAAAAACTCAACACCTTTCTTTCGGATAAATTCCCTGCTACGTGGCAATTCATTAAAGATTACATCAATACTGTTATTGAGTTCTGGAAAGAGATTTTTCAAGGTTTTGTTGCGTTATTTAAGGGGGATTGGGATGAGGCACTTGAACATTTTAAAGGGGCATTTGGGGTTATATTCGATTTTTGGAAAGATATATTTGACAAGATCTGGGGAGTTGTTGACGGGTTCATGACAGATAAGTTCGGCGGGGCATGGGAGAAAGCCAAGACGGTCGTTATGGATGCGGTAGATTTCATCAAGGGAGTGTTTGATGGATTAGTAACAACATTAAAAGGAGTTTTTGATTTAATCGTTGGAATATTTACAGGAGATACCGACAAGATAACGGAAGGATTCAAGGGAATAGTTAATGGCGTTATTATGATGTTTAACGCTTTGATTGACCTAGTAAATACATTTGAAGTTAAGACCCCTGATTGGGTGCCAATGATTGGGGGAAAAGGATGGTCTCCTAATATTCCAAATATTCCTTCTCTTGCAGAGGGAGGGATAGTAAACAGTCCCACGCTTGCGATGATAGGGGAGGCAGGACCAGAAGCTGTCGTGCCATTGGGGAAATCGGCGGGTATGGGGGTGACTGTAAATGTAGTTATGCCAGAAGGCGGAACTGTCATTATGGATGACGAACAGACTATGCAAAGGTTCTCCGATTTCATTACAAGGGAGATTAGGCAAGTGCTAAGAACGCAAGGAGGCTTTTGATGCCAGTTCCTTACGTTAGGGTATTCGTAGATTGGGACAACAACGGGAATTTCTCAGGAACTTATGACGACTTGACCGATGATACGAGGTCAATGTCCTTCACTCATACTC